CTTTGTTTAATGCACGCAACTGGGATTTCTTTGGTGTTGTTGTTACTTCTTGTACAAACTTTTGTGCGCGTCGATCTTTGCGCTTAAGTTTCTTTTCAAAATCCATGTAAGATCCTTGATATGGTAAGGCATCGCGCTAGGTAATTGACTGCTTTCCGCCTAGCGTGATTAAAGAGTAAAGGTAAACCATGAAAACGATAGTAATCTCAGTATTTGTCGCTGTACTTTCAAGCGATCCCAAGTCTCCTATTTCTGAGCGTCGTGCCATTACCGGTGCGCTATGCGCGTACTATCAATGAAACACCCTGCAATAAAATGTGTCTGTAGCACGATAACGTTCCTAGAATAAACGCGCAAGATGTTTCATTCATAACTAAACCCAAGCCACAAACCAGCCATTGATAAATCGCCAAAAATAAAAATACTGGCTGTGGTGGGCATAAACTTATTCATCGTCTTCTGGATGCTCTGGTGATGCTCTTTGAATCATCATACTATCTGCCATGTAATATGCAAGATTTGAAACGCTTTCAATCGCTACACCAGATCCTCTTGCCAATAATCCTTGCATCGCATATACCGCAAAAATATCTCTAAGATCCATTATCTTTCCCCATAAAAAAAAGCCTTATAAAATTTCCACCGAAAGAGAGCGAGAATTGGCTCATGGAAATAAAAAAGGCTTTTGTTTAAATTCTCGTTCATCGGCTTTCGACCTGCACATATTATATCACAACTAAAAACATACGAGCCACTATACATATATACACTGTTATAAATAACAGTGTATATGTATGTATACTATTAGGCTGACCATATACAGTATACAAATGTATATGTATGTATATGTATGTATACTATACTTTTTCCCAGTACCACTGCCCGTTATTCTCTACAAGCCCTTGTTTTATAAGCATATCTACACCATCTCTAAACCACCCAGCGTGCCGTCCTGTATTTTTTGTGGCGTATACATCGTAGGCATGTGACTTCCATTGATCAAGCGTCACAACATAGTGTTCTTTTTCTTCCAGTGTATACTTTCTGCCATCGACTTTTGTTTCATCAGCAGCCTTCTGTAAGCCTTCAAACGTCTGCTTTGTCTTGGTGTTTAGATCCTCTTTTTTGTCTTCTTCTGCTACACCGATGTATTCAAGGTATACACCCTCAATTTGCTCCTCTGTATACTCATCATAAAAACATTCACCTTCCAGCGGCACAATCTTTAGCGCAAATTCCATGTTGCTACCTGCCGCAAAGTCTTTTGACTTAGTGCAACTAAAAGTCACTTCCATCTTGGATTTCTTTGTCATGCAAAACTCTGCATCCATACCAGCTTTTATGGCACTGCTACCACGCGCACGACCTTTATCCCCATGACCACTATGATGAACAGTCACAATCGCGCTGGTGTACTTCTTTGTGAGCATTTCAATGTTGGATAAATACATTGCCATGTCTTCACTGCTATTCTCATCACCGTGCATGTTTCTGTGCAGTGTATCGATAAAGATAGCGTATGGTTCTTGATCAGTAATCTCAGCAATAATCTGGATGATTTGTTGCACCGCGTCTGCGCTCAACATATTGACTGATTTTGTGCTAAAATAAATGTTATCTGGATCACGATTGTATTTCTGTTTTAGAGCTTGCATACGCATAGCCAAACCACGATGACCCTCACCCGCGATGTAGATGACTAGACCCTTCTTCGTCATACGTCCGTGCCACGTTATGCCATTCCCAATGCAAAACGCCCAATCTAAAGCAACTAAAGATTTACAAGAACCAGATTCCCCAAACAAGAGTGTGCTGGATCCTCGTTCCAGCACATCCTTTATTACCCAATCGGCTGGCTTCATGTTTGCCATCAGATCCTGCACCGACACAAACAAGCTCTGTTTTCTTCCGCAAACAAAATTGTAAACAGATTCAATCCCCGCGTTGTTTGCCATGTCGTTGAAGTCTTCACCTACGATTGGTGGATAAATAACCTCAACACCACACTTATTGGCTTTCTCAACACCTACGCCAGACGCATCGTTATCCGCGCAGATTAAGACGCGACCTTTGTATTCTTTGCGGATCATATCGCACACTGGCTTGAGATTGCCCGCGTTGAATGCAACGACAACACAAAATCCTGTGGCTTCGTGCAATGTCATTCCAGTGGCAAAACCTTCGGTGATCAAAACCGTGTCACCTAGATTTCCAATCACATAGTAACCGCCTTGCATTTTCCCGCCAGTGTAGAAACGCTTATCACCATCTGCTGAAATAAACTGTAGTGACTGGATTTCCTCGTTTGCACCATAGACGGGAACGACCAGGCGATTATCATAAATCCGCAATCCAGAATCAGCCTTGATGTTCTTGCGTATCAAATAATCATGGTTTTCAATCGTGGGCAACTTAGCGTACAGTTCTTGCGCATTAAAGGCAGCGGAGGCGTAAGCAAAGTCACGCTCCTCCTTGGCTTTCTTTAATGCTTCTTCACGATCATAATCGCTCGCTGAGGCTTGACCGTTAATAAACCAATAGTGAACCTCGCCAGACTTCCAATCGCCAAATGCTGCGCCTTTACCGTCAGCGAACATGGATACCCATCCAGACTTGTCCTTGCCAGTCGTCTGGAATCTTGTGATGGCTGAGTTCTTTATATATGGCGGAGGATTAAATCCCACCGCACGGATTGCGTCGAGCAGTTCTTGACTCATAAAGATTCCAAATAGTCTGAAAGTTTTTTGATCATGTCATAGCTGGTGCGCTTTTCAATGTCATGGATAAAGCGATGAAGCGTTAAACGTGAAATGTCTGTTGATCGTGATACTTCACTGATGTTCATGGGTTTGAGTTTGGTTTTGATTTGATCTGGCGTAAGCATTGTCATTTCCTTTTGTTCAAGTTATAAAAAAATATGTTGACATTATAAACAGCGTGCGGATAATAGCAACCTCGGTAAAGATATTTTTTTTTAATTCCCAATGTGGAGATACGACAATGAGCTTACTTAATAGCATTACAAAACCCGTAAACAGATACCGTTTGTTCACAATTTACGGTGGAGCTGGTACAGGTAAAACGTCTTTGGCTAATACGTTTCCTGCGCCAATTTTTATAAGAGCTGAAGATGGCTTGTCTTCAATTCCTGCTGATGCAATGCCAGACGCATTCCCAATCTTAGAAAATGGGATAGACATTTACAATCAACTTTTAGCGTTGATTAAAGAAGACCATCAATACAAAACATTGGTAATTGACTCAGTAAGCAAACTGGATCGTTTGTTTATTGATGACATTACAAAAGGCGACAACAATGCCAAAGCACTTGCCACAGCATTAGGTGGTTATGGTGCTGGCTATCAAGCTCTTGGCTCTATGCACGGACGTGTGCGTAAAGCCTGCCAAGTTTTAACCGACAAAAAAGATATGAACATTGTGTTTTTGTCACACGCAGAACTTAACACAATAAGTCTACCAGATGCTGATCAATATCAGCAATTTGGTATGAAAATGGAAAAAAAATCGCAAAGTCATTACATCGACGATGTAGACTTTGTGGGTTATCTGCGTCTTGAAACTTTTGTTATGACCGATGAAAAGAAAAAAACAAAGGCAACAAGTAGCGGTGAGCGCATTATTCAATGTACCAGCCAAGCATCATCTGTCAGCAAAAACCGTATGGGTTTAACTGACGACATTTTAGTGACTTATGGTGTAAATCCATTAGCACAATTCATCAATCAATAAGTAGGAGAAACATCATGAGTTTTTGGCAAACAAGCGAAGGTAAAAGCGCAACAACAGAAGCGACAGGAAAGTTTGAAGCGTCAGCATCGTATGAATTAATTCCAGACGGCACGACTGCGCTGGCTATCATCACCAAACCATCAATTGAACAATACAATGGCGATGAGTACATCAATGTCGAATGGACAGTTGCAAAACCCGAAGCGTACAAAAATCGCAAGATCTTTCAGAAAGTGCGCGTATGGGATAACAATCCCAAAAAAGCAGACAAAGCTAAGGCTATGCTTGCAAACATTGACAAGAACGCTGGTGGTAAGTTGGCAAAACTTGATAAAGATCCCACTAACGAGTCACTTGCCGTGCTAACTGGTAAAACCATGCTAATTAAAATTCTTATCTGGAGTATTGATGATAAGACGGGAAATTATATTGGCGCAGTATCACCACGCACAACAGAAGAAGCAACACCTGCACCGACTCCTAAATCAGTTGAAATTGATGATGATAATTTCGATGTCCCTTTTTGATAATTAACCAATAACCGCACAAGGATGTGCATCTTTACGAGGAAAAGAAAATGATTGAGCAAAGAACAGACGAATGGTTCGCGTTAAGACGCGGACGTGTAACTGCATCAGCAGTGGGTGCCATACTTGGATTATCACCACACCAAAAACCAAAAGATGTCATGCGTGCGATGGTACGCGAATGGCACAATGCAGAAAAAGAATTTAAAGGGAACTCAGCTACCGAGTACGGCACGTTCCATGAAGACATGGCAAAGCTAGATTTTCAAATGGAAACAGGAAGCAGTATTGAGGAAACAAGTTTTCATCCGTTTGACGTGTGGCTTGGTGCATCACCAGATGGTTTTGTTGGTGATCATTTGATTGAAATCAAATGTCCATTTAGTTTGCGTAATGCAGAAAACCAAATGTTTAAAACGATTGCAGATCAACCACATTACTATGCGCAGATTCAAATTCAGTTGTTTGTGACACGCAGAAAAACGTGCATCTTTTATCAATGGAGTCCGTTTGGATCATCAACCGAGATGGTTGAATATGACGACACATGGATTAAAGAAAACCTGTCAAAACTGCTGGCGTTTTATGAAGAATACCTGTTGGAGCGTCATCACAACGCGGCTGTACATTTAGCACCTAAACACACTGCTGTTGATGGCTTGGACGACAAGGTGAAATATTATTTTGAACTTAAAGTTCAGATTGCATCGCTTGAAGAATTAGCTAAAGCAACACTGCAAGAAATCATAGATGGCTGTGACAATAAAGACAGTGAGATTTCCGGTCACAAGTTAACCAAGGTGGTTAAGAAAGGATCCGTAAGTTACGCCAAAGCTGTTAAAGAATTGCTACCTAACGCAGATTTAACGCCATATATGGGTAAACCCACAGAGTATTGGTTATTGTCATGAATATTGAAGAAATAAGAAAAGAAAAAGCAAAATTAGCTTTAGCTTACTCTAAAAAAAATGGTATTCCGTTTTATAAATACACTCATCTTGAAAAATTAAATCAATTTGAAAAAATAAAAAAATCTGATTTTAAAAATGCAATTGTTGATGGTGAGATACTGCAATTGCTACATGGGATTGGATTAGCTTGGTCATATTTTCCACATCATTGGGGTGTAAAAGTAGGTAAGATGAAAACTCCTTTGGAAGTATTTAATGATGATGAGATGTTAACTAAAGCGTTAATATCTCGTATGAAATGGGGAGGGGATACTAATGTAAAAGAAGATGGTTCATTATCAGATGCGCAACTTAGAAAAGCAATTCGCACTGCTAGTGGAGCGCAAGCAGTTAGTAATTTTAGACCGGTAGCCGCTGCAACAATTTATTATAAATATGTTAATGATGGTGTGGTTTGGGATATGAGCTGTGGTTTTGGCGGTAGGTTATTTGGAGCATTGGCATCTGGAGTTGTTAAAAAATATATTGGTTGTGATCCATCAACTAAAACTTATGAAGGATTGATGGAAATAAAAAAAGAATTTTCACACTTACCAATGGAAATTGAAATTAATAAGATTGGATCAGAATGTTTTGTTCCAAATTGTCAAGTTGATTTATGTTTTACATCTCCGCCTTATTTTAATACTGAAGAATATTCAAATGAAGATACGCAAAGTTATAAAAAATTTAAAACGGTTGAAGAATGGAATGAGGGTTTTTTAAGGCAAACAATTAAAAATTGCTATTCATGTTTAAATAAAGATGGATTTATGATTATTAACATTGCTAATGTTAAAAAACATAAAACTCTTGAATCTGACACAATAAAAATTGCAATTGAAGAAGGTTTTTTACTTTTGGAAACATTAAAACTGAGATTAAGCAGTATTACCAAAGGTGGATTTAAATACGAACCAATTTTTGTTTTTAAAAAATTATGAAAATGCGCCCATACCAACAATCAGCACACGATGAAGCGATTGCATGGGTACGCAAAAATGTGGAGTCCTGCGTTTTAGAATTACCAACAGGCGCAGGTAAATCCATCATTGTTGCCGAAATTGCCAATACGCTGCATCAAGTAAGCAAAGGCAAACACGTCTTGTGTATTGTTCCAAGCCGAGAACTGCTAGAACAAAATGCGGATAAGATACGCGCCACAGGCAATCCAGTTTCATTGTTTAGCGCAAGCGTCGGTGAAACCTGTCTTGCCAATCCATTAGTGGTTGGCACACCTGTTAGTATTAAGAATCAAATTGACAGGTTTGGCAGTCAATTCTGTGCAGTCATTATTGACGAATGCCACCGGATCACACCAACGGTCATTCATATTATTGAACAACTCCAGGTATTCAATGAACGTTTGCGCGTCATTGGTTTATCAGCTACGCCTTATCGCAGGAATACCGGATACATTTACAAGTACGATCAACGTGACGTAGCTTTAAATGAAAACAAAAGTCGTGATCCCTACTTCCACAAGTTAATATACAAAGTGACAGCACGCGACTTGATAAACCAAGGTTATCTGTGTCCACCTGTCGTTGGAGAGATCCACAGCGAGCATTATGAAACGATGGGCATGCAACTAAACAGTATGGGTAAGTTTTCAAAAGAAGACGTTGACCGTGCGTATCATGGCAAAGGTAGGCTAACATCCAAGATTGTTGCGGACGTGATTGCACAATCACAACACCGACATGGCGTAATCTTGTTTGCTGCAACAGTTCAGCACGCTGGTGAAATTATGGAGTCACTACCACCAGAGCTGTCTGAAATTGTCACTGGATCCACACCTGCTGGATTGCGTGAAATCATTTTAATGAAGTTTAAATCTAAGATTATTAAATACCTGGTGAATGTTGCAGTGCTTACCACAGGATTTGACGCACCGCACTGCGACGTGATTGCACTTCTACGCGCCACCGAGTCTGCATCACTTTTACAGCAAATGATCGGACGAGGTTTGCGTCTAAGCGACGGAAAAGAAGATTGCTTAGTTCTGGACTATGCAGAGAATGTTGACCGGCATTGCCCAGATGGTGACGTTTTTAATCCAGATATTAAGACGATCAACAGCGTGGAGTTTGACGGTGAATATATCATTGCACGTTGCGAAAAATGCTCAACGCTAAATGAATTTAAACCACGCGATAACGATGCTGGATTTGGCATTGATGACAACGGTTATTTCTTAGATTTGCAGGGAAACCGAATTGTAACGGAGTATGGGTTTTTCCCTGCGCATTACGGCAGAGCTTGCCAGTCAGATTATTGCGAATACAAATGGAGTTGTAAACCATGTCATGAATGCGGTGAAGGTAACGACATCACTGCACGGTATTGCAGATCGTGCAAAGAGGAGTTAATTGATCCCAATGAAAAGTTAGTGCGTGAACATCGTAAACGCAAGAGTGATCCGTACTTGATGCAGACAGACGATGTGCTAGACATGAAAGTAAAACCAACAATCAGCAAAGCAGGAAACGAGTGTTTGCGCGTTGAATTCACCACACCTTGGCGTACTTTTACAGTTTTCTTTATGCCCAAATTGGTACGCGATTACAACAGCTTTATGGCTGTTACAAAGAGTGGAACAAAAATGCCCGAAACCATCACTTATCAAAAAGTGAGTGATTTTTATAAAATTTACAATTACAACGCGAGGCCTTTAAACGATGAAATTCCCCTCTTGGCTTAAAGTTTACGGTGACACTTTGTATCGTGGTGAATGCCCAAGCGAAACGCTTGAAACAATTACGTTCTTTGCGCAACTTCGACGTGAATATCCAGATACCTATGGATTAATTGCCACGCACATTAGAAACGAAGGCAAGAGATCATGGGAGCAGGTAGCACGACAGAAAGCAGAAGGGATGACCAAAGGCGCACCAGACATTATTATTCCCACCAGGCGAGCATTTGTATGCGAGATGAAACGACGCGATCATACGAAGTCAAAATGGCAACCGATGCAGCTCGAATACCTCAAAACCGCACACGATGCCGGAGCGTTTGTTTGCGTCGCACTGGGATATGACGAGGCTTACAGCGCATTTCAAGATTCTATTGTTTAAAATATAAAAAAATATTTTTATTTTGTGAACAGGTATGATATTATTTAACCACGCTTTCAAGAAGGCGAAATAAAAATAAAATAATTTGGAGAAAAAAGATGAATCAAACTATAGTAGACGATATACATGACTGCATACTATGTGGAGACCCTATTAACCACGATGTGCAAATAAACATAG